ATACGGTCGGCGTCGAGATCGTCGGGGTCTCACTCTCTGGGATCCCCGGGGTGTCGATGGTGGTCTCCGGGACGTCAATGAGCGTCTCCGGGACCTCAGTAGACGGGGCCGGGGTAGGGGAGGGCTCTGGCACCTCTGTAAACGGGGTTGTGGTCAGTTCGGGCTCCGGCTCGTCGTCGAACTCCTTGTCGATGTCCTCTTCTTCCTCTTCCTCCCCGTCTTTCTTCAGGAATGCATCGATCTCTTTACTGAACGATGTCTCGCTCCACCGCTGGATCTTGAGTTTTGGGATCTCGATCTTGTCCGCCTGGAGATGGATCCGGCCGAGTTTCGGGAGCGAGATCCCAACTTTCTCCGTGACGCTGTTTGCCGCCTCGATGAACCCATTGATCAGGTCGATCATCTTGTTGAGAGAGTCCTCGGTCCACTGCACGATGTTCTTCCACAGGCCGTACACGAACCCCAGGATCCCCTGCCCGACCCACTCGATCCCGGTGGCGATCGCGTCCCACCCCATTGAGATCACACTGACGAGCGCCTGCATCGCACCTTTGGATATCTCCGTGAGCGCATCGCCCGCGGCCTCCCAGTCACCAGCGAGCAGGGCGGCAAAGAGTTTGGTGTTTGCCAGGAGCATATCGAGCACCCCGGAGACGATCGTCTCGATATAGGGCCATGCCCACTCGATGATCGGGACGATCACGGTGTCGATGACCCACTTGATCGCTGCCCCGATGTTCTCCCAGGCTGCGATGAAGAGCGGGGCGTTCGCCTCATACCAGTCGAAGAGGTAGGCTAGTTTCTCCTGGAAGAAGTCGAGCACTGGCACCAGCGCCGTCGCGATCGGGGTGACAATGTTCTCGATCGACCACTGGATGCTGGCAGAGAGCGCGTCCCAGGCGGCGAGGAACGCCGGATTGTGTTTGTCCCACCATGCCCGGAGGTCGTCGAGTTTCCCCTGGAAGTACTCGATGGCCGGGGCCAGGCTGCCCCGGAGCGTGCCGACCAGGGCGTCGGGCGAATCCGCAGCATCGCCGAACCAGCTCATCACGGTCTTGATCCCGTCGACGATCCCCCGGAGCGCCGGCAAGATGTAGCCGTTCACGACCGGGACGAGGGCTCCGGCAAGGTCGAGGATGATGATATTGAAGTCGGCAGCGAGTTTTTCGAGTTGCCGGTTGATCCCCTGCTCCATCGTCTCGTAGGCAGCCTGAGTAGCGCCGGATGCGGTCTCCATTGTGGCAAGCGCTTCGGTAAACGCTGCGGTCCCGCGGCCGGTCAGGACAAGCGCCCCAGACCCGGCTTCCACCGACCCGAAGAGGTCGTTGATCCCGATGTTTGCCCCGGCGGCGTGTTTCTCCAAGAGCTGCAGGGCTTCCTGCACCGTCCCGCCGGCGGCGATGAACTCCCGGAACGAGGTCCCGGCGAACGACCTGAATAACTCCGAGGTCTTGCCTCCCTCTTTTGAGAGTTCGACGAACATCTGCCGGAGTTGTGTCGTCGCGACACTTGCGGGTACCCCCTGTGATGTCATCGCGGCGATTGCTGCCCCGACATCCCCGAACGAGATCCCGAGCGCCTGTGCGGTCGGCACCACATTATAGAGTCGGTTGGCGAGTTCTGCGAACGAGACCTTACCGACGTTCACCGTCTGGAACATGATGTCCGAGGCGGTTCCCACATCAAGGACATCTGCCCCGTAGGCGTTGACCACCGAAGTCAGGCCGTCGATGGTCGTCGTGAGGTCCGTTGCACCGCCGACCGCGGCTTTCTGAGCGACCTCGATGAACGAGAAGACGTTCTCCGGGGGGACGCCGGCACCGATCGCGTCGTAGAGAGCGGGGATCGTCTGGTCGGTCATGATCCCCATCTCCGACGAGATCTTCTTGACGTCGGCGATCATCTGGTCCCGCACCTCGGCAGACGCGCCGGGCATGAGTGTGAAGACCTGGTTCATCCCCTGCTCAAAGTCCGCGAACTTCTTGACGCCGTAGACCGCCGCTGCGCCCACGGCCGCGCCGACTGCGGCGATCGGGACGGCAAGGGATTTCATCGTCGTGGCAACGCTTGAGACGATCCCGGCCAGTTTGGCCTTCGCTGCGTCGAAGTGCGTTCCCAGCGAGGTGAGATGGTCCTTGATCCCGGCCGTAACTCCTTTGAACTTGTCGCCAACCGCGGCGATCGAGGGTGAGAGCGAAGAGAGTTTTGACGCAATCCCTGAGGTAGTCCCTTTGACCGTCTCCCCCATGGTGGCGAGCGTGGGCGAGAGCGAGGAGAGTTTACCCGCGAACCCGGATGCAAACCCCTCAGTCTTCTTCGCCGCATCCTGTATGCCAGAGTCGAACCCTTTCTTATCCAGGCCCAGCGTCGCGATCAGGTTCCCGACGTTCAGTGCCATGTGTCGTCACCGTCCCTCCGAATATCAGTGCTATTTCTTTGCATCGTCGTTTCATCTCCTCCGGCGACTGCGGCTGTTTTGGCGTCGTGTCCGGGAAGATGTCCTTCCATGTCCACACCCGGTCCGTCCGTTTCTGCCGGAGCGAGTTGTAGATCGCGGCCGCAACCGTCCCGGCCCGGACGTTCTCCATCTGTTGCCGCTGCCGGTCGCGGGCGGCCTTGCCGGCGATCGTGATCGCAATCTCCGCCGACGTCAGGTCATAGAGGATGCGTGGATCATCGAAGTACCCGGTCTCCGCGGCAAGGTCGAGGTACTCGCGCATCCACCCGGCGAACGGTTTCAGTTTCCCGTATCACCAGCGGGTTTCTTCATCGAGGCCGACTGCATCGCGTCGTTCAGGAGTTCCGCAAGTTCTTCGATGGTGATGTTGTCGAGGATCTCGTCAAACTCCGCGTCCGTCAACATCTTGCCGTCTTTCCGCATGCAGAGTTTGACGATCCTCGCAGTCATGGTGACGTTCGGATTGTCGCCGAGCACCTCCGGAAGATCGGTGATCTTCGTCTCGAACTCCTGCTCGATCGCGATTGAGGTCCCGGCAGAGAAGCGGAGGGTGTAGTTCACCCCTCCGATCTCCCGGGTCACGTTCGGGATCATGTTGAGGACGCCTCACTGAACGCGGGCGGCGTCTTGCCGTCGATCCGCAGGGTGAACGTCCGCTGCACTTTTTCGTCCTTGGGGACGGCGATCCCGACCCCGGACACAAACGCCGTGAAGATAAGCGTCGAGGCGTCCGGGAACGTGATCGTGTACTGCTCCGAGTCTCCGCTGACAAACGCCTGCGTCAGCCGGGTGTTCCCGCTCGTGTCCTTGCCGTAGTTCACGGTCAGGTCAAACGTGCCGGCGTCCTTGAGGCCCTGCACGAAGGTCTTCCACCCGCCGGTGCCGTAGACGGTGTCTTCGATCTCATCTGCGGTGAGCGAGAGGTCACCGATCGCGTCCACGTTGGCGATGACGCCGACGGAGTCTGCGATAGTCGTTGTCTTGCCGATATAGGTCGTCATGTGTACCACTTGCTGATGTCAAACTGCACCGGGCATGCCCCGGCCGGTGCTGCCGGGTAGTCGTCGCCGGGCGCGGACCACTGCGAGTAATCGTAGTAGGTGCCGCAGAAGGCGATCGCGGACAGGCGCGGTTCAGTCACTCCGGTCGGTAAGAACCGGAACGACCGATGGATCAGTCCGTCCCGGGGCGTCTCCTGCCCGAGAGCGGAGACGAACGCCTCGAACGCGTACGCCGAGTGGTCCGGGAAGATCAGAGCATATTCCGCGGACTCGCCCGATTCGTAGCGGTCGAGGAGCCGGACCACCGGTTCGTCGTTCTCCCGGTAGTTCAGGCGGACGGTGACCGGGGCGTCCCGTTTCAGGCCGACCCGGTGCGTCCGGCGTTCCCGCGGTCCGTGCGTCGTGGTCTCGATCTCGGTGCGTTCGAGGTCGAGCCGGCCGATCGCGGAGACCGGGGCGATTGTGACGCCGGCGGTCACGTCATAGAGGATAGATCCTTTGCCAATCATGGTTCATGCCACCTCGATAGATCATAGTAGGCGCCGCACAGGCCGATGACCGGCGCCGCCCGCTCGCGTATCGTGGCGAAGTTCAGGCTGAACTCATGTGTCTCCCCCTGGCTCGTGGCGGCCTTGCCAAGGTAGGCCGGATCACTCATCGCCGTGACGGAGAGGTAGCGCGTGCCGTTGATCGGCCAGTTGCAGAGCCCGTCGAGCGCGTTCCGGATCTGGTCAGCCTTGTCGCGGGCGAGCAGGTAGGCCGGGTTGCGGACGAGGACCTGCACGGTCGGGTGGTCGATCACCTCTCCCGGTCCGTAGTCATGATACGGGGCCGGACCGCCGGTCTCGACGACGGTGATCGCGGCCGCCCTGTCAGGGGCTGTGCCGAGCCACAGGCTGATGCCGGGTGTGCCAATCCCGAGCCCGGTCAGGTACTGCACGAAGTCGTCGCCGACGCTCACGGTTTCACCTGCCCGAGGAGTTTCTGGAGATACTTCGCGTATTCTCCGGAGAGCGCGTTCACGGCGTTCTCCAAGAACTTGGCTTCCCCGACCGGGTGGTGGACGCCGGTCCGCTCGTGGACCGGGA